TATCGGCGCCGGACGTCAGATCAACCGTAAGAGCCGTCTGTAAATCCTGATCCCGATACCATTCATTCCAGATCATGGCATAGGCACGGAAAGGTAATGCACTGACTTCGATATTATTAACACCAGGCACAACGCCAAGATAGTCAGCGAGAGAACCCACAGCAGCCCCGCTACCACCTCCGATAGTAATAGTTGGGTATACGGATGCATCCATACCGTCTGGACCGCCCGTAATAAAGTCCTCGAAATCTTCCCAGAGTATCCGCGTTGGTACATACCATTTGTGAATTGTAACATGTACCGGGTGCATAACAGGAGCAATGAGCGGCGAACACCGAACCAGCGCCGAAGTGGCTTGCTGAATAGAGTCACCAGGGAGTACCTCACAAATATTAATTGGAACCAGTTCCCCGAGATCGCACGAAAGCAACTTCGTGCATGACAATGAAAACTTACTTCTCTTCATAGACTTCCCTTTCTACGTCTACGTTGTTTAGCGATAACATTCACGGCCACGCCGTGAGCATCATCAATTAACGCCTCACGAAACGCCGCGTATTTGAAACCAGGTAGCGCAACAGCGAATGCAGTCTCCCGCATAGGCCGCACTTCTTCCTGCCTCTTATCAAGTACACTTTGCGGAGTTTTTTCATCTCTACCAATCCTTGTGCGCAATCTCCTCGTAAGATACCGACCTAACGGCATTAAAAGACGCCCATGTCTCAATACAGTCGGAACATCCTCTAAGGTCTCATCAAGTCCATGTTGCATAAGCGTTGAGGCAACTTCATCCATAAATCCTGCCCCTATACCAGGTCTATTAGACATCCGTGAAAACTCAGGATGACGACCGGCATAATCTTGCACCTCCTTTCCAGTTAACTTTTTGACGACGTATCCACACGTATAGGCCGCAGATTGATCCGTGACCTGACCAAGGTACGCATTGCCGAACCCCCACGTGTCGGCATGGAGTGTGCATATCGCGCAGCAAACTCCGCGTCTGTTGACCGTAGTGACGCCTCTAAGGCAAGTGGGGAGACCAAAGGCAATGAGATGGTAGTGGGGCCGAAATGTTCCATCTCCATATTCACCGCAGGCAAAGTAACGGAAACGGAGCGGGGCAACCTTCTTCCGGAGTCTCTTAAGATAGTTCTTGAGATGATCCGGCTCCAAGGAAAGATCACTTGGCATATTCTCAGGACTATACGTGAGAGTAATGAAAGCATTGTCGCTATATTGGGACGCCTCTAACATAATTCTGTGCGCCCAAATCCTCCTCTTATTAACCCTACACGGAACACATTGGCCGCACCCAAGAGGGGTACGGCCGTTGAGGACAATGGGGTATTGGCACTTCACATCCGGTATCCTATCCGAACGCGACGCCCACGACCGGCAGAGCCACGACGACGGCCCATGCCGTAACGACGCCGACCACGACCACGACCACGACGAAACCTGCCACGACGAAACCGCATAACCTTCTCCTTCTGCTAACGGGCATAATCGCCCTTCCACTGGTAGTTCAAGAGCCGCTTGGGCACCTGAATATACTCCTGACTGAAGGGGTTGTAAAACCATGCCATATCATCCGCCAACGGAACAGTAGGAGGGGCATAACCAAGGCCGAGAGAAGGCACCACCCGATTCCGCATATTCCACATCAGCATACCCGGCAAATCCTCCTCCAGACGCTGTTTAACGTCCCCAGACATAACGGGAGCCCAACCGCCACTTGATGTCCGTGAATACCCTAATTCATTGATGGCACCTGGCTCCATGTACGGTTCAACTGGATCAGAAGATGTCCGATACATTGTCGAGCTTTGAACGAGCGAGGGTACGCTACCTTGCCCATCGAGAAGCCAGCGTTGATCAGCCGTTGGTGGTGCCGGCGGTGAGCCAGGCTGACGTAACATAGCGATCTTCGAAGCGAGCAACTCGTTTTCAAGCCCTGCACGTTGTACCTGTAACGTCTGGAGAGTCTTAGTATATTGATCCATCCGTGACGCTTCAGGAGTTGTTGACTCGACAGCTCTACTGATGTCCTGCCCAATCCCGGAAAAATTAGTCGCAGGCCCGACGGTTGGTGCATAAGAAGTAGTTTGCGCCCCAAGGGCAAAGAGAGGGTGAACGCCAGCCTTTTCGGCATCTTTTACTCTCCACTGAATACCACGTTTCGCGAACTCTTTCTGTTGCTCGCGATCTTCATTTGAGTTCCACAGGGATACACCAGTATCAACTAGTTTCCCAAGAGCGCCTGCAATCTCCGAAAGCATTTCAGCACCTTATTTCTGATGAACTATTGCGTCGTCTGGTCTTTTTTCTTCCGCCACCACCGACCTTTCCGTAAGCGTGTAATACAGATCGCCGAACTTTACGCCTAACGCAGATAGCGACTCGGCTAGGAATGCTAAATCCGACGAATGGAGAGACCCAGGGCGTGAGTTTTCTGCCGAGCGTTGGGCGAAGTTTACGGCCACGATGAGGTTTAAGAACTCGAGCCGAATTTGTGAGAGCAGCATATGGGCGTACTCGCCCGGCTGGATGATAGACACGTTGATCTCCTAACAGCGCCAGCTTGCCCGGCATAGATATGGGAATTAACGGGGGCAACACGCGAGGCGTAGCGAAGAGTTGATCAAGTGAAAGAGGGGTAATGACTTCGCGTTGCCCCCTGAAAATGCCCCCTATTTTTGATTTGGGCCGTGCCATGAGCTGGCTCCCTTGGTGTCACCTAGCACAGTTCGTATCAAGTAGCGAACTGTGGACCTAGAGGGTTTGGGCGTTGCCCTTCAGGCCGCGCTCTCGCGAGCCGAGCCCTTCGGTCTCGTCCCTTCGGGCTTCGATCGCTAACGCAAGCGGAGCCCCCCTCACCAGATTAATCCGAAGTCGGGGGGACCGCGCTGACGCGCTTGGTAAGGTCCCCCCGGCTCCAGATTAATCTGTCTTCTGAGTATCCTCCTTAGGCGCAGGAGCCGGGGGGACAGGTTTGGTAGGAGCCGCCGCTTTCGCGGCGGCTACGCGAGCCGCAAGAGCTTCCTTGCCGGCCTTGAGCAGTTCCTTGATTGAGGGATCGCGATCATTTTCCCAGGGAGATTGAGGGATAACAATATCATCCTCGGGAATATCAAAATCGTCGGCCTCTTCAATTGATTCCGAGAGCTGGGCATCGAGTTCGAGCCGACGTTGATGCAGATAAATTTGACGCATCTGCTCAGCCAAGCTCGGCTGACGATTATAGCCGATAGGTGGTTCCATTGGCGTCGGGTCCATAATTTCCTCGCCAGTGGGTAGATATTTGAGAAGCTGCATAGGCTTCGTTGAGTAGTGTGCAGGTATATCCTGCGATGAATACTTTTTAGCCATTATCAAGTACTCCAGTTTCAGAAGATGAAGGCTAGCCAGGTCAGAAGATGAAGGAAGTTCCCGTACGAGCAACGAGCCGCCGAGCTTGAACAGAATGACGAGCCATCACCCAGAGAACATCCTTGGATGGAACAGCAAAGGTTCGCTCCGTCGGGATAGACTTAACAAAATCAGAATTCAGAGACGGCTCAGAGGCGAAGATTCGGGCAAAGTGCCAGTAATTAAGCGTAGTGTCCCGGAATTCGCCGGCAATCGTGCTTTCTGCCCTTCTGTACTCATCATAGCGGTCTTGGTAGCCGAAGACATCTTCCGGGAGCGCCGCGGCGGCGTAGACTTCTTTTTTGAGGACTTCTTGCTGCCCGATATGTTCGAGCTCTTTTTGCCAGAAATCTTCTTTGGTGCGCCGATTCCAATGTCGAGCGAGGCCAGACGCATATATAGTTTTCGGTCGGACGCACATAAGGGTGATGCAATAACCGTGTTCCTCAAAGAACCGACGATATCGATTAGTTCGAGTAGCAGCAATGCCGTGGCCGCGGAGTTCCCCGACTGGGTCTGTACCTTCAGCGGTTTGAAGCACTTCACTAAATTGGATAGTCTGTCGACCACCTCCGAGATACTCTGGACGTTGGAGTCTTGCGTCGGAACTTGTGACCCCGAGGTATCGAAGATATTCAGAATACCTTGAGCCAAATCTTGCTCTAGCTTCCTCAAAGCGTTGTAGCGCGAGCGCTTCCCTTAACAGAGTTACAGTAATACCAGTTGCTGTTGAGAGATCAGCAGTGCCGAGAAGCTGCAAAGCATCGCCGGCAGAACCGAGATCATTGGAATAGGCGATATCAGTCCGCCCACCTCCTTCCGTGGCACCAGCGAGCCCGTAGGGGCCACCTGGAGACGCACCGCCAGTGCGCTCAGCTTGAGTGATAGTAACATCAGCAGATGTGCCGATGGGTATCGTAACAGCAGGACCCTTCTGCTCCCATGGCCGAGACGAGGTAAAATAATCCTTCTCCCAGCAGCCGTTCTGAAGAACCGTATTGGTAGTAGTATCGGCGCCGGACGTCAGATCAACCGTAAGAGCCGTCTGTAAATCCTGATCCCGATACCATTCATTCCAGATCATGGCATAGGCACGGAAAGGTAATGCACTGACTTCGATATTATTAACCCCAGGCACAACGCCGAGATAATCAGCGAGAGAACCCACAGCAGCCCCGCTACCACCTCCGATAGTAATAGTTGGGTAAACGGATGCATCCATGCCGTCTGCACCGCCCGTAATAAAATCCTCGAAATCCTCCCAGAGTATCCGCGTAGGTACATACCATTTGTGAATTGTAACATGTACCGGGTGCATAACAGGAGCAATGAGCGGCGAACACCGAACAAGCGCCGAAGTGGCCTGCTGAATAGAGTCACCGGGCAATACCTCACAAATATTGATTGGCACCAGTTCGCCGAGATCACACGAAAGCAACTTCGTGCAAGACAATGAAAATTTACTTCTCTTCATAGGCTTCCCTTTCTACGTCTACGTTGCTTAGCTATTACCTGGATTGCTGAACCCTCAGCCGCCGAAATAAGCGCCGAACGAAACCCCTCGTATTTGAAGCCGGGGACCGAAACCGAGAATGCAGCATCGCGCAGAGGACGCAGCTCTTCAGCACGCCTCTGTAGAACAATTTCCGGTGTTTTTTCATCTCTACCAATCCTCGTACGTAACCTCCTCGTAAGATACCGACCTAAAGGCATTAAAAGACGCCCATGTCTAAGTACTGTCGGGACATCCTCTAAGCTCTTATCAAGTCCATGTTGCATAAGCGTTGATGCAACTTCATCCATAAATCCTGCCCCTATACCAGGTCTATTAGACATCCTCGAAAATTCAGGATGTCGACCGGCATAATCTTGCACCTCCTTTCCAGTTAATTTTTTAACGACGTATCCACACGTATAGGCCGCTGATTGATCCGTGACCTGACCAAGATACGCATTGCCGAGCCCCCACGTGTCGGCATGGAGTGAGCATACCGCGCAGCAAATTCCGCGTCTGTTGACCGTAGTGACGCCTCTAAGGCAAGTGGGGAGATTAAAGGCAATGAGATGGTAGTGGGGCCGAAATGTTCCATCTCCATATTCACCGCAGGCAAAGTAACGGAAACGGAGCGGGGCAACCTTCTTCCGGAGCCTCTTGAGATAGTTCTTGAGATGATCCGGCACCAAGGAAAGATCACTTGGCATATTCTCAGGGCTATACGTAAGAGTAATGAACGCATTGTCGCTATATTGGGACGCCTCTAGCATAATTCTGTGCGCCCAAATCCTCCTTTTATTAACCCTACACGGAACACATTGGCCGCACCCAAGAGGGGTACGGCCGGTGAGGACAATGGGGTA